AGGGGTACGAGTCTTGGTATAACGAACAAGTCACACACGTGTGTGAAAGGAGAGAGCATGGCAAGTAAGAAAGACTATGAAGCGATAGCTTCGATCCTGCGGCGTGAGGATCAGAAGATCATTGAGGGCATACAGCAACAGCGTGACCCTGCCTTGATCCTGACGATACTCACGAACAAGATAGCGGGGTACTTCAGGCGCGACAGCAACAAGTTCGATTGGGACAGGTTCGCTGAAGCGTCACGGTACAACGCGACCCCGAAACCCCATATCTCCAAGTGCTGCTGTACTGAGTGCCACCGGGATGTGGACGAGGATACCTTCATTGAATTGGAAGGTATGTGTGAACTGTGCGACCAGCTTCAGTGGCCGGACGTCCAGAGGAACATAGACAAGGAGTAACAGGTGTATGGAAAGGGACTTCCTACAAACAGTGCTCGATCGAGACCCTACCCTTGTGGTAGTATTACTGCAATCAATTAAGGAACTACAATGGAACAGAAACCCATCCAAGTACAAGCAAACGGACTCGTATGCGACAATCCCAACTGCGACTACGAGAAACAAGACATTGCCATGCAGGACTACGGAGCATGGATAGGGGCGCTCTGCCCCGACTGCGGTGAACCCCTGCTCACCCAAGAACAGTACGATCTCATGCAGGACGTACTTAGCATTGTGAACACGGTTAATGAAATGGCTGACGATCCATTCATGGCCGCGCTCATGTCGAAGATCGACAGCGACATGGGACACAGGCAAGCATCATTCAGCGTCAAGGCAACGAAGGATGCGTCTCTCGAAGTGGGGGAAATCAAATGGAAAGACAACTAAGGCTCGAACACTTCCACAATCGGATGGGTTTGCTTTCAGGTGTATGGTTCACCGAAGCGGAAGCAGACCCACCCGATAAGATATGGAAGGATCAGCCTGTGGACTACATGTACTTCATGTTGGACGGTGTGATCTATCGTGTGCAGGAAGACCCGAACGATGGCTACCGTTCAATGATGGAGGACATCATTGTGGTAAATCAAATGCCGTTGCACGTATGGCAACCGGCAGAGGAGGTAATAGGACACCACGCACAAAAGCAATCGGAACTGATTGACTACCAGTTCGACGACCGTTACCAAGAGGACAGGTGTGAAATAGTACAGCTGATCTCAACTGCAACAGCAAAGCCGGTGTTGGAATTCGGCACAGACTATAGCGACGACTACTACCCATCATTCGTCGCTAGGTTCTATCCACAGAAGATGGGTATTAACGAACGTCAAGCAATCCTGCTCGGCGAGGAGGTGAAGGTAAGATGAGCAAGCGAGAGTTTAGAGAGAGCCTGTTCGATATGTTGATGTATCGTCTCGGGTTCGTGCGCGTCCGTCACTACGAGGACATTTGTCAGAGATACGAACGCCTGTATAGACAGTACATTGGCAAGCGCATGGAGGTTGACCGTATGGTTGAGCGACTGCGCGAGGCAGGTGCGGCATGAGGTACCGTCCATCACCTGACTTCATAGTCGTGCTCGTTATCATCGCGCTTGTGTCTCTGGCTGCTGCCTACATGGTCGGAGCGATTCTGTTCTGGCAGGAGGCAAAGGCTGAGACTCACACAAGTGTGACATACCGACATGGCCCCGACATATCCCACTGTTTCGCGCCTGACGAGACACGTGAACTATGGGACTGTATCAGGCATGTGGAGGTTGAAGATGAAACGGAATGACAAGGTAGCGGAACTCCTGTTCCTGATCTTTATGATTATCGGTCTCGCGGTAACTGCCATGCTGCAAGGCTGTTCGATTACGGCAGAGAGGTACAAGGTACCCACCATTACTGCACACAGTGATGGAAACCCGGAGAGGATAGCTGCCTATCAGTGTGCTGATGGGTATTGGAAGGCACGCGACAAGCGTGGGATTCTGTGGTGTGACAGTAGCGACAACTTTGATCGCTACCCGCTGAATCAGGATGAGGACTCACACATGTGTGAGGAAGGTGTCGCAGTTGTCGAACGTCGTATCGGCGGGGACAGGTGGGACTGTGTAACAGATGCAAGGGAGATTTACTAATGGCTCGATTCCGTAGCGCAGTAAAGACATTCACCGACTTCTTCTTGGGGTCGTCACATGCGATGAGCGAGGCACACTTGCCCGTCGCGCCTAACCGTAAGATGCGTAGGGCTGAACTGGCAAAGAGGCAAGCCGTTATCAGCGCCCCCGCACGCCGCAAGCATGAGAAGCGTGGCGCATCGGGACGTAGCAGCAAAGGGAGGAAACCACATCGTGTCTCTTAGCAAGTTACCAACAGAGGAACTGTTTGAGTTGCTAGACGGTGATCTGGAAATGTGTGAGAGGGGCGAGAACGAGCATTGGGGCAAGGTTGAATATGAATCAATGCGTGACGTACTCGCTGAAATAAAACGCCGTGTTCCCTGACTACATCGACAAGGTACACAGAATGCAGAGCAGGATTGGCAAAAATTGGAGCCACTATTCCAAGAAAGCCATGGAGAACATTCTGCGTGATGTCTACTGGCAACTCGATGGTCTCAAACACATGATGGAGAACACGATGCTTTTGTTTCCTGACATGACCCGAGAGCAACACGAAGCGCAGGAGTTCTGCTTTGCTGACCCCTGCACCCTACCAGAGTGGAACAAACTGAAAGCCGAGGCCAGTCACCCCGAAGGCTATCTACCATTCTGTTACAAGACGAGTGACGAGGAGCAAATCTGTATCGTCTTACGTGATCGGTATGACACGGACGATGAGTGTCTCACGACAGCTGCGTGGATTCGTATGGTGCGCGAATTCACCGGAATGATTTATGCACTACCGTACAGTGACCGGCCAACACTTACGGCAACACCAATGGCTAACATCATAGCACGTACTTCGGGCGTGCCTTTCTTTCAAGTACGACACATAGAGGTATGAATCATGTTTTTGAATCAAGTAATCCCGACGCTGAGCCAACTGTGGAAGCGTCAAGTTGAGACAGGTGAAAGGTTCTCTGTCGAGTTGGTATCCGGGCCGGGCCTTGGCAAGTCCATGTGCGTCGAGCAAGCAGGACGCATGATCCAGAAGCAATGGAGTCTGGACGACTTCACAGTTAAGAAGTTCTTCCTGTCTACCGTTGAAGCACCTGACGTAAGAGGCTATGGGTGTCCTGACCTTGAAGCACGTGAAATGTGGTTCACCAAGGCACCGTGGATGCCAAGGGAGGGTGATGCTGCGGCGGGATTCATCTTCTTGGATGAGTACCGTCAGTCTGGTCACGATGTACAGAAACCATCTGCCGAACTGCTCAACGCAGGACAGGTCGGTGACTCGAAGCTACCGATTGAGTACATGGTGGTAGCTGCATCGAACCGGGAATCGGATCGGTCTGGTGTCCAACGCTCACTGGCGTTCATTGAGAACAGGCGTATCGAACTCAAGGTCGAGCCGCACTTGGACTCGTGGGTCGAATGGGCGGAGCAAGAGGGCAACATCCATTGGGCTGCGATTGCGTTCGCCAAGAGCCAGCCGGGACTGATCTTTCAGGACAAGGTGCCTGAGAAGCCGGGGCCGTTCTGCACGCCACGCTCGTTCTGCAAGGTGTCACACCTGATTGGAGACTACTTCGATGAGTCCCAGTTCATCGAACTCTGCGCGGGTGCAATCGGTGAAGGTACTACGGCACAGTTCGTATCGTTCATGCGGGTAGTGGAGCAGCTGCCTGACTTCATGGACATTGTGAACAATCCGATGAAGTGCAAACTGCCTGACAAAGATCGGCCTGACGCACAGTATGCTGCCACGCAGATGATTGCTCATCGTGTGGACGGAGATACTGCTGAGCCTGCGTTCGATTACCTGAAGCGTATGCCACGTGAGTTTCAGGTGTCGGGAATCAAAGCGGCCATGCGTAAGACCGGCCCATCACTTGTGCAATCAAAGAAGTTCGCCGGTTGGTTGCGCCAGAATCAAGACCTTTTGGTAGCGGCGAACCTGATCGACCCGAAGCGAGGTATGTAAGATGGGAACATCATTTGACGACATTAGTTCCTTACTGGACAGCGTGCTGGCAGACGAGGAGCAAACGCCTAACGAGATTGCCGACGAGCAAATCAACGAGGCATTGGAGGCTGTGTCAACCCCGGAACCCGAGGAAGACGAGGCCGTTATCACCGCCGACGACTTGGTGAAC